TTTAAATGACTTGCGTCTGGCTTTATCTTTCTCAGACTTAGGGGCTTTACCCGCACCGCTGACTCCCTGTTGTCCAAACCTAATAGTTTTAACCTTGTCACCTTCTTTGGCAACTACTACGTGAGACTTGGTGGGGTGGTTAGGAGTCCTCTTCGGCTTGTTGAACCCGCTTACTCCCGCCCTTGCTAGTCTTGGGTCCTTCGTCGTTGACACTTTCTAAAGCCTCCAGTCTACTAAATATTAAATCAAAGTTACGGTTAATCTGTGCTACTACTTCTTCCAGTTCTCTGTTACTGACCATTTGGCCCTCTTGGTTGCATTGGGATAGTGTTATTGGGTGCGGCTTTTTTAGTAGCCTTCTCTTTTAACAACATATCGGCTACTTTAAGTCTACGCTCAAATTCTTTGTCGTCCTCCGTTCCTGCTTTAAGATTAGTCGTTACAGCCTTCATGCGATCAATCTCAAGCTCCTGAGGCATAAGCTGTGTTTCCATAGCAATCTTCTGTGCCCTTGCCTGAGACTCCTGAGCTTGTCCTGATAGAGCTGCTGTTTGAGACTGTTGAAACTGCATCTCGGCTTGCTGTGCAGCCTGTTGTGCCTGTTGTTGCTCCGGTGAGGGTTGTCCTGCTTGCTCTAAGCGTTGGATCAAGTCTTCACGGTTAGACACATTCATGTTGTCTATGATTGCTGAAATCAAAGCACTGTACAAAGGTGAGTCTGCCTTCATAGTCTGTAGCAACTGTACAAGCTGTGTAACTTCGTACTCTCGGGCCATAATACCCAAAGTAGACGTAGCGTTGAACTTGTAGTCAGCAACAGGGTAGTTCTCAGGGTCAAACTGCATGTATCTGTGTGCAGCTTTGGTTACAAAGGGAATTAGGAAAGATTCCTGAAAGTTAATTAATGTACGCTTGTGGCGCTTAATAATAGCACCAAGAGACATACTAATCCCAGCAGCCGTTGCTTCACCGTTAATACTCCCTGCTATACCCGCTGAGTCAATGGCTCCTGTAGCGGTCTGTACCATCTTCTGTAATGCGTCAGCCTGTGCAAAGGTAATCTGACTGACTTGCCCAAAGTTGAAAGGTTGTAGGATCTCCGCAGGATTACCATTGGTCAGGATAAGCTTACCTGCACGTACTTCCGGTTTAGACCCTCTCGGAATACGTGTAGCGTCCATAGCCATCATAGGATGCACTGTGAGGGCCAAAGCGTCTATACGTGCTCTGATCTCTGCGTCCAATGCCTTTTGGCTGTTGTAGCCCTTCTCACAGACTCCTCTGCCCCAGAAACGTGAAGGTACTACGTCCCATGGGAAAGCCACAATGGGTCTGTCGCCCATCATGTAAGGATTCTCTTCCGCTTTTAACAAAATACCACCGTTGGCAATAACAACGATGGCTTCAGTGTAGTAGTTCTCGTCCTCATCGTTGAGCATACCGCCGTCTTCACCCAACGCTACAATTTCTTCTTCCTCATCACTGTCTTCGGAACGTGTTAACTGAGCCTGTGCGTCCCGAAGCAAGTAAGTAGGAACTAAACCGTAATACTTAGTTAGGCGTACTTTATCGTCCGAGTACGTTGTTAGGTCTTGGTCAGGCTCAATGTCAAAGTCCGGTGCTGCTGTTCCGATGTGACACTTCTTGTAGACCCCAGTCTCCTGTAGCTGCTCTACGGTGTGTGCGGAGACAAACTCATCCACAGCCACACCCAAAGATTCATCCACATTTGTAGCAACGGGGTCAATTAGAAAGTTCTGAGGCATTACGGGACGTAGGCTAACCACAGTCCTGTCAGTAATGTTTACCCCTACAGCAGTCAAGTCTCCACCCATAATAGGCTGGGTGGCTGGTTTCATTTCTTTTTCTTCGGAGATAACAACTTCAGCAACCCCTGTACCAAAGACAGCGGAATTGATAAGACACTCCGCAACGGCCTTCCTAACTTTAGTCTTCTCAAAGTCTTGATGCAGATGAGTACGGAGATAAACAATGTCAGCTTTGTCAGGGTCATTAGAATCATCCCTGATGTCAAAGAATTTACCTCTACCAAATGTCGCTTCTTCAATCTCTGCAACGGAACTCTCCACTGCTTGTTGTAGGGCTGGGCTAATAATCTTAGACCTTTCGGACTCTCTGGTTACATCCTCCTGTGCCCAGATACCCCTCCAAAGTCTGTAGTATTCATCAAACTTTTGTGCGTAATTGGCTTCAAAGTGATCCCGCCAATCATCACATTTAGTGATAACCCAGTCTTCAAGAGCTTCTTGAATCATTAGGGGTTTGCTGTCTTCGTTGTAATCTTCCATATTTTAATATCCTGCTACGGAGTCTAAAGTCTCAAATTCGTCGTACTGCTCAAAGTCCCCAGCGTAAGCAACCTTTGCTAACTGGTCTATGTAGGCTAAAGCGTCCACTAAGTCGTCATGAGTCAGTGGGTCTGGAAACTGAAACAGTTCGTCCAAAAAGCGACTGTTCCACTCTCCTTTACTGAGACTTACAATACCATTCTCAAACCTGCCCTGTAAGGCCCACATGATTCTGTCAGTCTTCTTTTGGTTGCCATGGGACAACTCTTCCACTCTAAAAAAGAAACCGTTACGCTTCATCATGTCCACTAAGGGAGACATAACCGCCTGTTTAGCGATACCTCTCTCAATACCTACACTGATGGGCTTATAGTCCCTAACGGCCTGAAAGATCTTCTGAGCAGTCTCCTCTAAAGTCCACCTACCGTATATAATATTCTCTACGTACCAACCGTCTTCATTTACAAAGACAACTGCAATGGCTGTATTATCAAGACGACTATTCTTAGACTTCTTTTTAGTTACGTCCTGAAACCCCGCCAAATCCACAGCTATGTAACAGTCAAAGTATTCCGGTCTACTGTCGGCAAACTGTACCCAGTCCTCCTTAAACATCTCGGAGCCTTTAGCCTCAAAGGAGGCCATAAACTCCTGTCTAAAGGCATAACTGGACATTGACTTTTTAGCTGTATTTATCTCCTCATCGTCCAACAGAGGGTTATCGTAGCTGGTAAAGTGCCATGCTTTGTAAGACACATCATCACTTAGATCTGCATATTTGTACAGATCATAGAAGTGATTACGTCCCATAGGCGTACCTATGAACAAGGCATGACCCTTTTGGTCAGCCAGAGCAGGTCTTAAGATTTGTTCCCATACGTCAGGTTTAATGTCTGCGTATTCATCCAAGACTAAAAACTTTAAGGAGACACCCCGCATTGTCTCCGGTCTATCTCCACCTTTGAGGCTTATTGTAGCCCCATTGACTAACTTTATTTGTAAATTATTAATGTGACTGGTGGCTATTACGGGATGCCCCAAGTCCATTAAAGTTTCCCACATAATGTCTCTGGCTTGGCCCTGAGTTGGGGCCACATAGAAGACAGTCCCTCTGTTAGTCTGTAAAGCATTAACAATTAACAACCATGCCGCTAAACGAGACTTACCTGTACGTCTACCTGCTGCTACTATCTTAAAGCGTGTAGGGTCTTCCCAGACTTGCTGTTGCCATGGTAGCAGCGATATGTTAAGTTCAGACACTAATAAGACCAAACAACGGGTACGGACTTACGATCATCTACGTGTATAAACGTATTGGCGACACCTATGCCCCCAAAGCCCATTTCCATTGCATTTTTTATAATCACATACTTCTGATTACCGTCTGCTACAGCAATGTCCGCAGCTATACCTAAGACATGCTGACCTACTTTCTTTTTCTTAGCTTCAACACTGTGGGTTCTATCTCTATAACCACTGGTGATTGTGAAAGGAAAACCACACTTCTCTCTAAGCTCATCCAAACGATGTATAAAAGCTATGGACATAGCATTGTTACCTGTCTCCTGACAGTTAAACTCCTCATAAGTAAAATATTTAAATTCATTACTCATGTTCTGTGTATTCCCCTTCTACTATGTTAGGATTATCGGTGATGGTTGTTTCAGTGCCTACGCCTGTGATGTTGATTGATATGGAAGACCTACCCCCATTAAGCTTATCCTTCTCAAAATAGCTTATGGGTAACATTCTATCCATCATTAGCTTCCAAGCTGCTGCTTGATGTTTGTGATCGTCGTCTAAGGCAGCATTCATGATACTGTCTAAGACCTTTTGTGACTTAGGGGATGCTAACATACGAGCTTTGTACTCATTAATGATAGCTGCGTCACCTTTGGGTCTACCTACTGCATTCCTATGTCCCTTCTTATTGGACATAACTTCGGACTTCTTAGGTCTACCTCTTTTTTTAGGTAAATTACCTTCGGACATAAGTATTGCCTTCAGCCGCACCTGCGGTACTTGTATGAGATACTTAAGGATACCTAAGGCAGCGTTAGGATATTTCTTTATTTTATTTCTTTAAAGTTTTCTTCTTAAGCTGCTTTAGTTTACCTGTATATTATAGCATATTTTTTACTAAAAGTCAACCCCTTTAGGCTACTTTTAGCTAAAATATTGCATATTTGTGTCTTCCATTGGCCCGCCTTTTACTTTTATTAGCTTCCATTGGTAAAATCTATTGATTTCAATTAGATGATTCACTGAATAAATCATTAATTATTCACTTTAAGTACCCAAAATGCTACTTTTTTGTGTCTATTGGGGTACTACTATAAAAACCTAATGGAACTACCCCTCCCCCGTGTGCGAAAAGGACCCCATGCGCGTGCGCGTATTGATGCCAAACGTTCACCATTGGGCACCATTGGGCACCATTGGGCACCATTGGGCACCATTGGGCACCATTGGGGCTGATTGGTTTACCACTGGCCGAGTGTGAGGGGATCATGGGGAGCCTACAGCAACCTATAGTAGCCTATGGCAACCCATGTCCCTATCACAGATTGGCAACGATTGGAAGACCTACAGACTACTATAAGTCTTATTTATGGTGCGTCATATAGACAACATTCAGTGCTTGCATTGTCCAACTGAGTTGATACTATAGCTACATCAATAACAGAGGAGCGACACAAGATGACAAAGACAGATTATAACGGATGGACAAACAGAGAAACATGGGTAATTAATCTTTGGATGGGTGATTATTTCCAAGAGGTAGCGAACGACGGTGAGCATTTACTTGCTGACTACATAGAGGAAACAATCTGGGGAATGCTTGAAGAATCAGAAGTGCCTCCAATGTTTCAGGATTTGATAGATCTAGGCATAGTCAACTGGCAAGAACTGGCAGACCACTATGTAACAGATATGGAGGTAGCGTAGTATGACAAAGACCAAACTATACAAAACAGTAGCATTGGACGCATTGCTGTCCTTCGTAGGATCTTCAGCAATCTTTGGGGTAATCGTAGCAGTAGAGGTATTTATTTTGAGATGACCCTTGACAGGTTCAGAGACATCCAGTAAAATCTACCTAAGGTACCTTTAGAATATATCCTATAGATAATATACTAAAGGATACCTAAGGTAGCCTAAGGAGGCGTAAAACATGGAAATCATAGGGATATTGTTCTTGTATGTCTTTTATAGGGCAGTCACAAGCGAGCGTAGGTCACTGGAAAGACAGCGCAAAGTAGCAGAGAGATATGAAAAAGAATCACGGGAGACTTGGAAAGATGACTAACAACCCCAAACTAACACGCAAAGAGGTCTTAAAGTTGTTCGTAGGCTTGTACGATTTCAGAGAGTCTGAGACCTCATTAACGGACGAACAGTCTAAAACCTTGCTCTATGCTATGGACATTCTAAACACAGCCCAAAGAGAGCGTATGATAGCAGAGGAAGATTTCTTACATGATTATCATAGAGGGTAGAGAGTTTGGGATGTCTCAGCGTAAAGAGGCTGTAGCCTTCTTAGAGGGCATCTTGCTTGACTTAGACCGCCATGCTATGGTTATCATAGACGATCACGGTTTACTGTTAGACCATCACGAACAACTTAAGGAGATTTTAGACAATGAGCCAAAATTCTATGTTCACTAGCAAACGCACCCAACCCTATACGATATGGGAAAGTGTCCCAAAAGCTGACTGGTTGCCCAAAGGTGGTCTAAGCTGGACTAACAGGGGCACGTTTAGAGCTGCCAATGCCTACTCTGCCATTGAACAAGCTGCTGAAAGCGGTTACTATGTCAAAGCAGGGGACAAGGTTTCAACAACCTTAGGGCCTGAGATCATTATAAAACTGGAGGCTACACAATGAACCTGTTTTACGTACACGAAGACCCAAAGAAAGCAGCTCAAAGCCTATGTGATAAACACGTAGTTAAAATGATCTTAGAGACTGCCCAGATGCTTAGTACCGCTCACAGGCTCTCAGACACGTCACAAGCCCCTTTTGTCTACAAGATGACCCATAAGAACCACCCAAGCACAAAGTGGCTCAGATCGTCTCAGATTGCCTACAAATGGGGTTTAGACCATCTACAGGAGCTATTTACAGAATATACGCACAGATACGGCAAGATTCACAAGACAGAGCGAGAAAAGCTAGAGTACCTCAAGGTTATACCCAAAGACCTGCCGGAACTACCGTTTATAGACCCTCCACAGTGCATGTACGACGAATGTAGAGGACTTGACACCATAATAGCCTATCAGTCATACTATAGGACTAGACGCACAGAGATTGACATGAGATGGACAAACAGGGAGATA